CAAAAGCTCCCATGCACCTTTTGCGATATCAACAAGTCCGCTCCAGATTGACTGAATTGTATTAACTCCGGTCTGCCAAAGGCCTGTTATGGTTCCTATAGTTTCTTGTACTACAGGATTCTGCATGATCGTATTCCATGCGTTTGTGAAAAAATCTGAAATCTGCTTCCAGATTCCTGACCACCATTCCGGGATACTTTGGAATTTTGCCACCAGGCTGTCCCATGCCTGCGGTATCGTTTCGGTAAAAAATGAGCAGATTGATTCCCACACTTGTGAGCATTTCTCTTTCACTTTTACCCATAAATCTCCGAACCACTCCGATATAGCGCCCCAGTTTTTCACAATGGCTATGATTGCGGTAATTGCTGCAGCTACACCGGCAATAATTCCGATGATTGGTCCTAGGACCGCTGTTCCTAGCGTTCCCACAATCATCATAACCGCTGTTATGGCAGGGGCTAAAGTGGTAAAGGCGGCAATCACAGCCCCCAGTATAATCACAAAATTCTGTACCGGCTCTGGCAGTTTTCCGAAAAACTCTCCCGCCTGTTTCAATCCTGCTGCTATCGGTGGAATGATATTGTTTGCCAGGTTCATCAGTGCCTCTCCCAACGGAATCAGGCTCTGCTCCAGCTGTCTCATGCTTGCCTCAAACGTCTGGGAGTCTGTCGTGGACTGGTCGAACATATTCTCTGCTGATCCAGCCACGTCATCATAGGTGTCCCCTACCGTAGTGAGCGACTCGATAAACTTCGCATTGCCGTCCTCGGCCATTGTACCGAATGCCAGCGCTGCTTTGTTCAGTTTGTCCTGCTGGTTCTCTGTGTTTTGAATATCTGTCACAATGGCATCAATAACATCTTTCTGTGTAGCTCCGCCCTGCTGCCACTGTTTGAATACATCCTCAACTTCTTTGCTCCAGCCTCCGGTTCCGGCTTGTACCTCCCCGGTCTTTTCATCAATTTTGCTCAGTGAATCCGCTATAGTTCCATCAACCAGTCTGGTCGTGACTTCGTTAATGGCATCATTTACCTTGTCCAGGTTATACGCTCCATTGTCCAGTCCGTTCTGCAATAGCTGGAAATACTCCTGAGCGGAATAACCGGCCTGAGCAAACTTTCCAGAATACTCTGAGAGGTTATCCCCCAGCTCGTTTGTCTTATCCAGGCCATTCTGTGTACCCTTTACGATATAGTCCATGGCCTGCTGTGCCGTGAGTCCGTACTGCTCCATGAGGCTGTTGACACCTCGGAGAGTCTCATTCATGTCAATTCCATACAGCTCATCCAGCGTGATTGCCTGCTCTGTCAGATGTGTCAGTGTAGTCTCATCCAGATCTTTCAGGTTCTTTTTGACCGTAATGACCGCATTTGATACAGAGTCCATGGAATCTCCCACGCCCTCAGCATATACGTCCTTGATGACTCCGGCTGTTTCCTCAGCCGCTTTCCCGGTTTCTCCAAAATAAGTGGACGCTTTTACTGTGGCATCTTGTGTCTCCAGAAAAGCGTCCTTTGCTTTGTCTCCTAATTCTGTTATTTTATCCCCCAGTCCAGAAAGCTGATCAGCAGCCTCCATCAATGCGCCTGCTGAGAGGGTTTTTCCCATCTCGTCCAGTTGTTCTGCTGTGTTGTCTGTCTGTGTTCCTGCTTCTTTCAAGTCCTGGATGAGGTTCTTGATTGCCTGTCCATCGTCTACCGTATCCAGAGCGTCTGTCATCTGTTTGATGTCAGCTTTTCCGTCTGTGGCTGATCTTCCGATCTTTTCAATGGCCAGTTTTAACTGATCTGATGATGCAGATCCGTTTTTGATTGCTGTTACCAACTTGCTGCCCAGGACGTCCGCATAATCATCCACGTCCGCTCCCAGAGCATCAAATAATTTGCTGAGACGTTCGGTATTTGTAGCCAGTCTGTCCTGTTCGGTGTTTAATCCGTCCAGTTCTGACTGATACCGGCTCAGTGTTGCCTTGGTTGCCTCAACTTCCCGCTGGAAAGCCATGTACTCCTCCTGACCAATCTTTCCGGCCTCCAGAGCCGCCGTCACATCTTTCTGTGCCGCCTCCAGCGTATCCAATTTGTTTGCTGTGTCTGCTATCGCATTTTTCAATAATTCCTGTTTTTGCGCTACCAGCACCGTATTTGATGGATCTAATTTCAGCAGAGTGTTCACGTCTTTCAGCTGTGCCTGGGTATTTTTCAGCTTGTCGTTTACACCGCTTAGGGCTTTCTGCAGGCCCGTGGTATCTCCGCCGATTTCAATCGTTATTCCTTTGATATTCCGGCCTGTCGCCATCCTGTTCCACCTCCTTAGAACTTGTCAAAATCCTCCTGTGTTGCCATCTTCGGATATTTGTACGAATCATTCTGTTGCTCAGTAAACATATCCATGACCATTCCGACTGTTAGCAGATCAAGATCCCGGATAGAGATTCCGACCTGACAGCATCTCAGGAGGAATAGTGGAGTATTTAACTCCCTGCTACTCGGTCTAAGTTTTTTTTTGCCTGACTTTTCGTCTCCTCATTCATATTCCAGAGTTCCAGAATGGCAGGCAGGATCTGGTAAATAGAGAAGGTGTTGACCTGCCCCAGCCAGTCCATAATGTCCGGCGGCACATTCTCCGGATCCGCGTGCTGTGCCATGACATACGCGATATTTTCAAACATTTCCAGGTCCTCAATCGGAATCTCGCTTGACTCCTTATCCTCTTTTTTGCCTTTCTTTTTCACAGACTTTGCAATTTTCTGCAAATCCACAAAAAGATCTCTGCGGAATTTCATCCGGTAGATTCTCGGCACCGCTGCTGACGCCTTGAACTCCACCTCTCTGCCATCAATTTCCACCTTTTTTCTCAGCATAATCTATCCCTCCTATCTCTTTGCTTCAGCTGTCTGTGCCGCCTCGCTTGTCACGGCAACCGGCTCATATACTTTGTTGTACCAACCTGTATATGTTCCATCTGCTGTGTCCGGTCCTGTCTGTACTTTTACCAGACCGTCTTTTCTCGGACTGTTTGTGATTGTCAGAGTCTCTGTTCCAGGGTCTACTGTCTCCTCTTTTGTCTCGGATGCAATAGACGGTCTTGTGCATGTGCAGTTATATAAGCATCTGCGGATTGCTTTCACGTCTCCATCAAACTCAAACAGTAGAGCGAACGGATTCGTTGTTTTGTCTGCATTTTCCGCCAGAACACCATTTTTATCCTGCTCCTCATTGAGAATTTCCACGCGGAACCAGCTCGGAATGAGTGCCATTTCCAAATCTCCCTCATATCCATTGTTTGCACTTGTCACATAGTACGCAATTCCGTCCGCGTAGAACTTGGAAATCTCTCCTTGCGCGTCCAGGCTGATGCTGACCGCTCCAGGAATACTTTTCGGAGCATCATACGTGTATGTAGTAGCTCCCTCTGTGTTCTTTTCTGTCTGCTTGGCCACATGAACGTTTTTAATGTTGTACTTGACTTTGTTCTCTTCTCCAGTCATTTTCTATACCTCCATTTCATATAATGACTCCCACATTTTCTCCGACTCCAGCCATTCAGATGCCGTCTGTTCCCAGGCAATGCCATATTTGTCCAGGACTTCCTCCAGCTTTTTCTCCAGCTCCCAGTCTTTGTCATCTGTGTAGAGTTCAATATCCAGTTTCGTTATCTTTTTGTATGTCTTGCCATCTGCGAAAAAATTATCTGTTCCCGGTGTCAGCCATACAGCAATAGGGAGCGGGATGCCCTGCATCTCTTTCTGTGTGAAATGATGATATCTGAATGGGATTCCCATTTCTCCCAGCATCTGTTCAATTTGATCTTTGGTCATAATCTCATCCTCAGCTCCTTTTCCAGCTCATCTACTGCTTCCTCCTCTGCAGGTGCAATATGCGCTATTGCCTTGGTTCTTCCACCGCCCCGTTTCTGGTGTCCTTTCTCCAGTAGATGTGTCAAAGCATATTCCGGTTTATCCGCGTAGACAACCATTGTATGCTTTGTCCTTTTGGTCTCTCCCGTCCCATAGGTCCATGATGCTGCATAGTCTCCTGTCAGCTTTGGAGATGTTTTATTCAGTATTTTTGCTGTATCCTCGGCAACTTCCTTGGACACTTTCTCGACTTCCAAGCCGACCGCCACGCCATAATCATCCAGCTCTTTCATGACTGCCTTGGCTAGGTCTCCGATTTTAATTGCCACCAGAATCCCTCCCATCTTTGAACGGGTGCATCAGCTTTTCCAGTGATAAATACAACGCCGGCGGTTTCGTATCATACTTCGGTTGTACCTGCTTGATCTGATAATGCCCGGCTCTGTCTTTCATCTCTGACTCATCAAATGTCATATTGCCACATAACCAGTCCGTCTCGTTTTCCAGAATAATCACATCATTGACCTCGATCTGCTCTGCATCCAGTACCTCCAGCGGAATTGCTAGAAGCTTATCCACCTGGTTTCCGGCCGTTTGCGCCTTCCAGTATCTTGTTACGCCTACCGTTCTGTTTCCAAAACGTATATGCTCCAACTTTGTTCTGGTCAGACTTCGTTCATCCGCTTCACAGATCGTCAGCAGGCCGTCTCCAAAATTTTCAAAATGCTTACTACTGATCCGCGGCATATCCGTCCACCTTTCTGTCTATCTGCAGAGAAATGATCTCATCTCTGTAATTCTGCCAGAACTGTGGTATCTCCCCCGCTCTGGCATACATGACATAATCAAAAAGGAGTGCTTTTTCCTGAGTTTCCTCATAGAAATTGCACTCCCCTATTTTCCCGCTTATGGCAGCCATTCCTCTTTTGACCATGCCCCTGATTTTCTCATCTCCCAGGGAATCATCCCAGGTTATCTCCAGATAATTTTTGATCTCGTTTAGGAGCTTGTTATCTTTATCGTCTGCCATAATTCATTTACTCCTTTGTCACTGTTACTTTGTAGCTCTTTGTCTGTGCTCCGTCAGTCACTTTTACAGTCACAGTATTGGAACCCTCGGACCAGTTTGCTGCTGCTCCATTTGTCACTTTCACATCTCCCACCGTGATCTCAATTTCCGCTGTGGAACTTGCCGGTACTGCTGTGATTGTGTTGGACGCATTCTGTGTGGTTGCTGTGTATTCTGTGGTTTCTGCTGTAAATGTCGGAGACAGTTTCAGTGCACCAATTTTTAAGTCGACCAGTGTTGCATCATCTGTCTTTGTTTTTTCTGTCTCGCTTACAACCTTAAAACGTAACGGCTGGAGATCCTTGATATCCAGAACCTGGAAAGCATTGTTATCCAGTGCGAAACCATGAGCATACAGCTTGATGAGATATACCCTCTCATCTTCCAGGAATCTGTATTCGTCAGAATATTCAATTTTTCCATTTTTTGCCATTCCGACTCCCAGGAAATACTTGGTTGCCATTCCATATACTGCTTTTCCCTCCGGAACAGCTGCGCTCTGAATGATTTCAGCGTCCACCGGGAGCACAGATGCATAGATTCCATCCGGAGTCAGCATCCTTGTGGCCGGGAGCACTCTGCGGAAATAATCTACCGGATTAACCAACAAAATGAGGCTTGTGACAGTTCTTGCCTGTCCTTTGTCGTTTCTGGCCATGATTGCTGTAACATTTCCCATCTGTGTCATGTCCAGTGCAGTCATTTTGATAGCGTTTTTGTCCGGATATTTTCCGCCTGTCACTACAACGCCCTCTCCGACCTGTTTCATCATACCGATTGGCTCATCTTTTCCAGTTCCCTGTACAATACCGTGCTCCAGCCCGTTTGCCAGTGCCTCATAGAGCACCTGACGCACGTATGTATCCAACCATGTCGGTCCTAAATCCAGCATAGCCTTGGAAACCGGCAGGAATGCGCTCAGTTTTTCCTGTGTTACATCTACCTCTTTGAATCCAGAGGTCAGCTCCTCGATGATCTTGGCTGTCAGCTTGCCCCATGCTGCTTTCTGCTCGCCGTTTGTATTCATCATCATCCTTGTCAGACC